AATATTAAAAAACTCAAATCCATCATTGACAACTTCATATGTTGCAGTATTTGATGTGAATTGAGCAATCTTAACTGCAAATTTTATTTGAGTATTCTGGATAGGTGTTAGGTTGCCGCTATTTCCATAGTCAAATAGCTGACCTTGGTGGCCACCGCTAAATCCGCCAAATGCAACGTTTGTGCCGTAGAGAGCATCGCCCTTCTTTGCAGACCATAGCGAGTATGAAACGTCACCTAGTTGAATATTGATTGAGTATGTCTTACCAGTCAACAGTGGAACAGGCTGATTAAATGTAAAGGTCGTTGGAGTAGCACCGGTTGTATCAACGTTAATATTAGCATAAGGAACTGAGACAATTGACTGAGTATATCCTTTAGCATATACTGGTGCACCAGTTACATCTGTGTCTGACAGAGAGATCGTTATGCTAGGAGTTGCACTTCCGCTGGTATTAACTGCGGGTGGCTTTACACTGAAATACAAATCAACACTCGTAACAAATACTGTGCCCGAGTTATTCACTGAGTTTGGATCAATATAAAACGTTTGTGATTTGATAGCCATTCAAAGTCCTTTAAAGTAATATTTATTCATTAATTATTAGCTAGCAGAAAATAGTGCCTTACCTGGACCACAACGTCCTCCTAGACCACCGCCTGTACTTACTGGGATAATAGGTGCAGTAGGATTAGCCTTAGGAGTATCACCACCAGCAATGAGCTGAACTGTGCATGATGCGCTTGATGTATTATCTAGATTGTAGATGTTCATATTAACGCCACCTGTCAGACCATTAATTGTTGATTGTGCAGCAGCTAGTGTTGAATATGTTCCATTTCCAGGTTGGAAGGTGACTGTAAATGTAGCTGCACCGTTTTTGTCAGTTGTCACTGTTCCTGTCTGACCAGCAAATGTCCAGTTATGCGCAGTACTTGGTTTCAGGTTTGTTGCACTAAACGTAAAGATTCTGCTTCCTACATAGTAGGTATAATCGGGCACTGACACGCCAGCACCAAAACCTAGTGCAGATGGTGTAGGGGTAGTATCAAGCTTAATGCCGGGAATTCCAGGAATAATATACTTTGCGCCTGATGTCATACCGGTACTACCAGAAGCGCTAACGGTACTTGGATTAGTAGTAGTTGCTGGTAGTGTTAGAGAACTAGTTAAACCAACAGTATTGGCTGTATAACAGCCAATGCAAATTGTACCAAACAATGTATTAATCTTCATTCCAAGTGTTCCCTATTAGCTTTTATGAATTATGCATTTTTTATGTTCTGGATACAGCGAGCGTCACCAGCTGCAGATACGCATATGAATTAATAGTACCGGTAACACCACCAGCACACTTAATTACACCAAACCCTCCAGCTGAACCGCCACCTATACCAATACCACCACCTCCGCCAACACCTAGACCAAGTCCAACACCAACATATTTAGCTGGCACAGTATTTGCTGGCGTGGCTGTAATGATAGTAAATGACTGTGGTGTAACTGTCATTGTTCCTTTATAGGTTGATGGAACGGTCGTATATTCATTTGGCTCACTAGTGTTATTGTTGACTTCAATTGTCTCTTCATTTACGTTTGTATCAACATAGTGGTATGTATTTGATGCAGTATTTGATGCAGTATTTGCAACAGATGTTACCTTGACAGGACCATTTGTGATACTCATCTGTGATATGAGTGTGAATGTGTTGGCTGGATTATATGGAAGTGTTAGGAACGCTCCATTGACACCATTAGATGTTGCTGCATGTGCTAGATTAAATACAAACTCAACATTTGTTCTAACGTGCTTTGGTACAACCTCTCCATTGAGAATGGTTGCATTATACTCAGGATTATTTACATCTGAGTATGATGTTGTATTAAAGTTGTCAGCAAAGAAACCATACTTAAATCTGTTAATACTACCGTTAAGTGATGAAGGAACTGCAAGACGATTAACGCCTTGTTCAAGCTGACTTAATGTATTATAGTATTCAATAGATGCAATACGACGTTCAAGTTGTGCAATCTGTGCCATGGTATAACCACGTGGCTGATATACACTTAATTGACTATTATTTGCAACAGGAATGCTGATATTATGGTCAGACGCTCTCTGTACCGTGAAGATCTTGCTACCTACTCCTTTATCCAGAATCTGCGTAGTATTTAAGTCTACTTGACCTGGAACAGATGGATATGGTGGAACAAAGAGCAGGTTGATTGTTAGAGTGTTTGCTGGTTCTGCAGGTGGTGATAGAACACCATTACCTGGTGTACCAGCAAGGACTTGTACCTCACCTTTAGGTGTAAGAATAACACGGTCAACACGGCCAAGATACTGGGTAGTATTGATTGAAAGCTGTCCACCATCAATAGGTATTGCTTGTGGAGATAGAGAACTACCACCATACGTAAATTTAGTAGCATCACCTGCAAATGTAAGCTTAGCTGGATTTGCTGTTACACCAGCAGGATTAGTCATAACAACGTGTGTTGCATTAACTGAAGCGACGAGTGTACCAGCTGGAATTGCGCTTGCTATGTTTGAAGTGATCAACTCACCAACAACAATATTTGTATTGGATGAGATAGATGTAATCCAATAATTTCCTGATAGTGTATTTCCTGTAATTGTAACGGTAGGAACAGAACCAAGATCAACTGGATTTACCGTTGATGTTGAGGTGTTGGCTGCTGTGACATTAGCCGTATTAGCAATACGTGGACGGAAGTCAATAGCATTGACAAGGTCATAGTACTGACCCTGGTCGCTATAAAATTCAGGGATTTCATGGTGATGAATATTAGTGCTAGCTGTAGCAGCCAAGTTTGCATATGGTTGAGTATCAGCAACAGGATATGAGCTCTTTGTATAGAAACCGGAAGTTGCTGTTAGATGGTCAAATTGTACTAGTAGAGCATTACTATTAGTAATTGATAGCTTGGATCCAGGCTTTAGTGTTAGATACCCATGATTATAGTAGTCTGTGTTTTGGCCATGATCGATATAGAATTGATTTGTTACATCTTGCCATGTTGAAGGAATAGCTGCAGCTGAGGCAATATTAATACCAGCTCCACCAATTACTGATAAGATATTAGTATTAACATCCAAATAAACCTTTTTTAGGCGAATAATATCTGTATGACCCATTGCCCATGGTCCAGTAGTACCAAAGTTGCTATTTGAGATATTGATAGCAACAGTGGTATCGCGCTTAGGTGTCTTTGTCTGTTGTGTTGCTGCTATAGCAACAACAGGAACCATTACTGTAGCATTAGATGTAAATGATGTAGAGTTTAGTGACTTACCAATATTGATGGCTAAGATTGGATTACCACCAGAGGTTGAGATCGTGGCATATCTATCCTTTAGTGGTCGACCGCTAAGTGGAACTGCAACGTTCTGTGGGAAGTACATTACACCCTGAACGGTTGAGTTTGATTGTGTGAAGTTGCTGTCAAACTGAAGTGCAGTTGAGTTAATGACAGCATTTAGACGACGGATCTCACCACTGGTACTTGCTGTACCATTACTATAAATCTTCCAGTAATCGCCAGGAGATAGTGTAGATGTGTCTGTTGTGGTAACAAGGTTGCTTGATGCGGTTGTAGTAAATGTTACTGTAGCATTAGCATTAGCCTGAGCAGGACCAGCATGGAAGATAAGGCTAATATCACCTAACTGGTTATCAGTTAAGGTTAGGTTATTTCCGTATGGGAAGGCGTGTGTACCAAGCTGAACCTTGACAGTGCCATTAGCAGTATCGATCGATACGTTACCATGGCTGATTGTGCTGCCGCCGGTGAATAGACCCTTGTATGTAAAGTATACATTGCTAATATCTTTAGTTGCAGCGACATTTAGGTCAAACACCATTGCGCTGCTAGCAACATTCTTAGCAACGGTTAATGAAGCATTAGCAAGAGACGCAACAACCGTACCAACAATATCTGCAACACCAGTAAATGTATTGCTATATCCAACGCCCTTGGCATTCAGAATAGACTTACCTGGATACATGTTAACGTCATAGACATACATGCGATGCTGGTGTGATGGAGTACCTGGTGTACCGGTACCGGCAGTTGGAACCATGGAACGGATCCTTGCCGTACCAATAGCGTTACCGGTAGGAGTTGGAGATCCTGCAGCATATGCAGTGGCATTAGATAGATGGCTTGTAGCTGTGTCGTATAGTGTAACGTAGTCACCAAGAGTGTAGTTAAACACACCACCGATCTGGTTAATATTTAGATAGTTGCCATAGTTTGTACTGATAGCAGCATTTGTTGAATATGTATTGATGCCTTTATATACTGGGATTACATAGTTTGATTTTAATTCAACCTTATGTCCAGAGATGTAGGCTTCACCTGGGCTTACAACAGCATTAAATTGTGCAGCTTGTGTTGATGCGTCTGTTGAGCTATCTAGGTTTGCTGAAACTGTTGACAGCGTAAATGGTTTAATAACAAAGTTGCCAGATGTATTATAGATGCCCTCAGCAATACTGTCACCAATAACATTGTACTGTGTTTGCTGATTCTGAAGATATGGTGCACCAAGTGAGAACGCTGTAATTGGGAAGAATGAGGTGTTACCAGCAGCATCATTTGCACTAACGACTGTTAGTGATGGGCTGAGTTGTAGTCTGTCAGCACCAGGAGCCAGTGTATTAAATGTGCCTGTAGCATTGTCAAGTAATGATGTATCGATGTTGCTATTGATGATAGATTCTGTAGTATTAAATCCAACCATAATCTGATCAGGAAGATTTGAATACTTGCTAACAACAATTGTCTGTGGATCTACGTGAAGGAAATATCCCTTCTGGTAGATTACACCCTCTGATACAGAGAATGCATATGCAAACCCTGATGCATTAGATGAACCCGATGATGAGGCGTTTGCAACTGTTACCTTGGCATAGTAGTTCTGGGCAACAAGAGCAGAGGTTGTACCAGAAATTGGAGCAATAGATGCTGCAGTATTTGTTGTCTTAACTGTAACGTATGGTGGGATCGTATACTGACCACCACCTGTCACCATGGTCATGCTCAGAATCTTGCCAGTACTATCTGTTGTTGGGATAGCATTTGCACCAGAACCAATGATGCTGGTAATGGTTGCGCTGCCATCAATCAGAACTGAGGCGTTACCAATCTTGACAGACGAGTTGTTACTGAATGTCCACTTTGAAGAAGTAACCGAGTTGTTGGTAAGATCTGCACCATATGGAGCGATATTCAGAACAATTGTATTTGCAATGGCTGTAGTATTGACACCAACAACAGTAGCACGAATTGTCGCAGCAGCAAATGATGCACCAACATATACTGTATTGCCAACAAGTGCTTGTCCTGCACCAAAAGATGCAGTATTATTAACAGAGATTGCTGACTGGAATACTACTGTGTCTGAGTTAGCAAATCCTGCACCTGTACCACCAACAGGAACGTTTACCTGGAAGATAGAGTTGTTTGCGTCGCTAAGAGTGATTACTTCATCATTAGCATATGCTGTCTGTGTGCCATTTGCACCAGAGTTCAGATAGCGTAGATATAGAGTGTTTAGATCTGGAGCTTGTGATTGATAACCAGTATTTGAGTTTAAAACAAATGAACCCAGTCCCTGGATAGAACCATTGCCATATAGACCAACATAATTGATAGGTACTGCAGAAAGACCATCAGACTGAAGGTCATTGATCTTTACATATGGATATGCCGAGTCGTACTTGAAGTTACAACCAGAGATGATTGTGCCCTTGACAAAGATGTTGTCACCAAACAACTCGATCTGTCTTTGAAGCATAGTTTGAAGAACATTGAGTTCACGTGTCTGTAAAGCAACACCAGGCTTAAACAGAACCTGATGATAGTTCTTAAGATCATCGTAGTCATCAAAATATGGAGCAACGCTCAAATCTGTTTGTATCGGCAAATTACTTACTCCAAATATTTTTATTTCCGCGGCCTACTGAATAGCCTTCAGGAATTTGTTGATTTTTATTAAACATGATAGATTCATTACCATTATTTATCCAAATTCTACCGGTATTACTTTTGTTTCCAGCTCTCCAACTACGCATTCTTGCCTTGTGTTCTTCTGTATGGATGTGAAGCTTTTTTGAATTTGCTATTTTCTTGAGCTTTGATGGGCCAGCCGAATGTTTATTTCCGATCCCGGCAGCTGAAATTTTAGCTCGAGCTTCTAATGAATGATGCCATCCAGTTTTTTGTGGGTAAGCATGATTAATCAAATTATAAAATTCGTCTGAATTTGCCGCATCTAGTCTTTTCAATAATACTGTTTCCAATTGTCTAATGTCAGATTCAGTACCATGTGCAATAATAGATCTTTTAAAAATAGATGGATTGTTTCTATATTCTTTTAGCATAACTTTGCTAGAACACACATAACCATCATTATCGCACCCAACGTGGGATCCGATATAAAGTTTATTATTTTGTGTGTTTACCCAACAATATAAAAAGGCTTCCATTATGATCCTCAGTAATTAAGAATTAATTTAATCGTTTCCGATTGTGTAGTCGACCTTGTAACAGCATTAAAGTTTTCAATGTAAAGCACATCTCCACTCTCAGCAATTAAGTCTGGTCCTTGTACCGTATTTATAGTGAAACTAATGTTGTCGACAACCTGAGGCTGACTCGACGCATTGGTAAAGTAGTTGTTGATGGTATTACTGGAATATATTGGGCCTAATTTATTTGTTAGATAAACTGTGGTACCTGCAGAAGTGTTTGCAAAGAACACTGCATTAGCATAGTTAGGATCGCCCTGGTACGCCGTATTGCCAGTCTGGAATGGGCTTGTTGTATAGAACCCGTTGTATGCATACAGTTGGCTGAATGTTCTAAAGCCCTTTGTCACACCATTGATCTGGATAGTTGTATTAACCTGACCTGTTGCCTGGGATGTTGCACCAATAACCAGTCCATATGAACTGTTAGGTGATGCAGCAAATGTCCCTGTTGCATTGGTGATCTGTAATGGTGTTGCCATGGTCACTACACCGGTTGAGACGACATTACCAATTGTCTGCGTAACGGTCTCGCCTACAGTAAAGTTTCCTGTGGATGTGGTTAATCCAAGGCTAACGTTAGCAAACAGTGGATTCTTAATGATACCTACGGATTGATATGATCCACTGGTTGGAATAGTGTTTGATTCATTATTAGCAAAGGTAACACTAACACCTACTGTGTTGCAGTATAGTTCTGCAGCAACGTTTGCCCCGTGGCCACCGTACGGGTTAGAAATTACACGAAGAAGTGCTGTATTGGTTACACCAACCTGTGGTGACACATTGACAAATGCAGAGGCAGATTGAATCTTAAACCCTCTGCTAAGGATCTGTACCGCATATATTGAGTTGCTGCTAGCGGTGTTGACAAGAGCCATGGCTGCAGCCTGACCTGCTGCAGAGATAGGAGCATCGCCAGCTGGTTTAATTGTAACCGCAGGAGCAATAGTATATGTTGTCGTGCTATCTGGTAGTGGAGCAAATTTATTTGCTAACTGCACATATGTGCCAGAATTATTTGAAAAGTGATAGTAGATCTGTTGATACTGTCCTGCACCAGTACCAGAGCTTAGGTACAAATAGCATCCTGTATAGTAATTTGTTGTCTTGTTTGCAGCAGCATCTAACTGAAGAGTAGGTGATGAGGTAGACGACACAACAGAGGTGTTGGTAAAGTATCCATTATAGTAGTTATTATAGCCAGAACCAGACTGTGTTACTTTATTTCCGTTAGCGTCGACTGGAACAATTACATCGATACAACCTGAAACGGCATTGCCTGTCACGTTAGCATCAGGAACAACTGGTATATACAGTGAAGTTGCAAACTTATTATACGTTGATACTGGGAACCTGTACATATAGT